GCCCATCGAAGACCCGAACGTGCAGGCTCAAGTCGCCACACAGATGCTGATGATCTCGGCGGCGTCCGGCATGGGCGGCGAAGGTCCGTCCGTTGAGCAGCAGATGGTTCAGCTTAATCAGCAGGAGCTTCAGCTTTCGGCGGCACGCATCCAGTCGCAGGATGTCCGCGAGGCAGCCAAGATCGCCCTCAAGAACCGCGAGCTTGACCTCAAGGAAACCAGCATGCTCCTCGATGCCGAGAACAAGAGCAAGCAGAACCAGATTTCGGCTTCCTCGAAAATACTTGACAACTCCGCCAAACTGGCGGATATTCAAGCCAAACGACTTGCAGAACGGGCTAACGCACCTACCCAATGAGACTTCTTTCTGAGTATGTAGCAGAGGTTCAGAAGCGTGTCGAGCGGGAAAGAGACTTTCTTTCCCGTGGCGGCGCCCAGACCTACGAAGAGTATGCCCGTTCCTGCGGCGTTATTGCCGGCCTCAATCAGGCCGTGCAACTGCTCTACGACCTTGTAGAGACCAAGCCAGCAGAAGAAAGGAACTAATGCTTACCGCCCGCGTGCCCCTCGACGGGGCAATCACGAACGACCAGTGGATGACCCAGGACGAAATTCCTGATCCGTCGCCGCTGCCTAGGATTCCTGGTGTAGGGATTCTTGTCCGGCCCGTGCCCATTCGGCGTAAGTCGGCAGGAGGCATCCTGCTCCCGGATACTTTCCGCGAGGACCGTGAGTACCTGAACACGGTTGGTCGCGTTCTGGCCATTGGCGAACTCGCCTTCAAGGACGAGGAAATCTACAAGACTGGCGCGTGGGTCAAGCCCGGCGACTTCATCGTCTACGCCAAGTTGGTCGGCCAGAAGATCTGGTGGAAGGGCGTCAAGCTCCTTCTCATCAAGCCCTCCAACATCGAACTCGTGGTCGAAAAGCCCGAGTACCTCGACGCCAACTTCAAGGAATAATTTCCTATGTCCGAATCAGGCTATAAAGAGATTGACCTAGACAATCCGTCTGGGCAAGCGGGCGCCGTCGACGACATCGAAATTGTCATGGACGGCGCTCCCGAGCAAGAAGCTCCCGTCTCGGTCGTCGCCGAGCCCGCCCCCTCCCAGCAGGAGGCCGAACCAGCCGACGACGATGCTGACGACGACGGCAGCCCAGCCGAAGCCGGCTCCGCCGACCGCAAGAAGCTGACCCGAAGCCGTCGTCTGAAGGCCCAGCGAGACGCTTATGCCCGGCAACTAGCCGACGCGCAAGCCCGTCTAGAAGAGGCGGAAGCGCGGGCCAAGCGGTACGAGAACGATGCCAATGAGGGCGCGGCCATCGGCTTCGACCTCTACATCCAGAACCTCGACGCGGGCATGAAGACCCTGCGATCCGAGTTTGACGCGGCCTTTGAGTCCGGCGACCGCTCTCGCATCTTCGAGGTCCAGCAGCAACTCGCCTCTCTGGCAGCCAAGAAGGCGCAGGCTGAAAAGGATAGGGGCAGCATCCCTACCAAGACGGCGCCCCAATCTGGACAGGAAGCGCCGCAGCAGACCCAGCAGACTCGATCTACCGCCCCTGAACAGCCTGCAAGGCGTGCCCAGCCCCCGGGCCTGACCGAGTGGTATGACCGCAACAAGGACTGGTTCAACAAGGACGCCGTCATGACGGCTGCTGCCAAGGTCATCGACCAGCAGATGGTGGGCGAAGGCTACCTGCCCAGCGATCCTGACTACTTCGACGTCCTCGACCAGCGCCTGAAGCGGGAGTTCCCGGCCAAGTTGGGCGGCAAACAGGCAGCCCCCGCTACGGCAGCCCGGCAGCCGTCCAATCCGACCATCCAGAATCGGTCGACCCCGGCCCCCGCTTCCGGCAAGATTCGAGTTGTACTTACTGAGGCTGACCGTCAGATGGCCCGTCAACTTGGTATTACTGTCGAGCAGTATGCCCGCGAAAAGGCCAAGACTGAAAAGGCTCAGTCCACCGCAAATCAATATACGGAGATTCTGTAATGCCCCGCATGAAGGCCGGCCCGGCCTCTGACAACTCTATTGACGATCCACTTGAAATTTCTCTGGAAAGCGAGTATACTCCTCCCAATGCGCTAGAAATCCCTCCCATGCCGGATACTGACCAGTACGCTTATCGCTGGATTCGGTTTCGGGCAGGTAGGGAAGAAGACTATAACAATGTCTCGGCGCGACTTCGAGAGGGTTGGGCATTCGTTCCACTGGAAGAAGTTCCCGATGGATACGTTTTCCCCGGTCTCGAAAGCAAGATTTCTGCGTTGGCGGGTGCAGCCATCAACGGGGACCTCGTCCTCGCAAAGCTACCTCGACGGAAAGCGGAAGCCATCCAAAAGTGGGCCGAAGATCGGGCCATCAAAGCGGAGCAGGCTTTCGATCTGAAGACGATCAGCTATGAGGACGGCGGCCGGCAGGTGCAGTTTGCTAACGAAGGTTCCAAGCGTTTTTCCCGGGGGCGACGACCCTCGTTCGGATAACAGATAGAAGGAGGATAGAAGGTGCCGCAGTCTTTTGCACCGTTCGGTCTTCGCGCCATTGCTGCCCTCGGCACGCATGGCAACGAAGTCCGCGCTTATCCGCTTCCCAACGGCTCCGCGTGCCCCGACCTCGGTAAGGGCTCTCCGGTCAAGCTGTCGGGCGGCGTTATTACTTCGGTTGGCACGGGCGGCGGTCCGCTGCTCGGTGTGGCGGCTGGCTTCGCGTGGATCGACCCCACGACCAAGCAGCCCCAGCTTAAGAACTCGATCCCGGCCGACACGTCCTCGGCTGGCCTGTACGACGGTTCCGACCGTCCGACGGCCTACATCGTGGACAACCCGTTCGCGCTGTTCCTGATCCAGGCTGATGCCTCCGTTACGGCGGGCGACCTTGGTCTGAACTTCGATGTGACGGCGTCTGGCGGCGATGTCAACTCGGTGTACGGCACGTCGCAGTACACTCTGGACGCTTCCACCCGCACCTCCGCCATCAACACGGCGGTGAAGCTTGTGGGTCTGGCCAACATTCCCGACAACAACTGGGGCGATCCGTTCCCGGTGCTGGTCGTGAAGCTGAACGGCCCGATCCTCCAGCAGGTCTCGGCGGCCTAATAGGGGGATATAGACAATGACTATTTTGACTCGCGCTCAATTTGCGAAGCAGCTTGTTCCGGGCCTCAATGCCATCTTCGGCACGGCCTACAAGAGCATCGACAATGAGCATACTCCGCTGTTCGACGTCGAGCGTTCTGACCGCTCGTTCGAAGAAGAAGTGCTGATGACGGGCTTCGGTACGGCCCCGGTCAAGTCTGAAGGCGATCAGGTGTTCTTCGACACCGCGTCTGAAGCTTGGACGAGCCGCTACACCCACGAGACCGTTGCGATGGCGTTCGCCATCACCGAAGAGGCTATCGAGGACAACCTCTATGGCACGACCGGTAAGATGAAGGCGAATGCCATGGGCCGCGCGATGGCGAATGCCAAGCAGGTCAAGGCTGCCAACGTCTACAACAACGGCTTCTCCGCTAGCTCGCTCTACGCTGGTGGTGACGGTCAGCCGCTGTTCTCGACTGCGCACCCGACCCTCGCGGCCGGCACTCAGTCCAACCGCGTTAGCTCGGACCTGTCCGAGACCGCCCTTGAGTCCGCGCTGATCACGATCTCGCTGACCAAGGACGACCGTGGCCTGCTGATCGGCGCTCGCGCCGTGAGCCTGCACATTCCTCCGCAGCTTCAGTTCGTTGCTCACCGCATTCTGTTCTCGGACCTCCGAGTCGGCACGGCGGACAACGACACGAACGCCATGAAGGACATGGGCCTGTTCTCGAAGGGCTACACCGTCAACCATCGGTTCACGGACCCGAACGCTTGGTTTATCCGCACGGACGTTCCGAACGGCACCAAGATGTTCATCCGCGCCCCGCTGGCGACGAAGGACGATGTGGACTTCCTGACCGGCAACATGCGCTACAAGGCCCGCGAGCGTTACAGCTTCGGCTGGTCTGACTGGCGTCAGTGGTTCGGTTCGTCTGGTTCGACCTAATGGATTGGGGGCTTCGGCCCCCTTTCCTCCATCATAAAGGAGAATCAGATGACTAGCTTTAGCTACCCGCTTAACATCCGCAACCATGAGCCGCCGGGCCCCGAGTCCGTCAACCTTGTGGAAGCGCGGGTGCCCGGCCGCTACTCGGTGGTCGTGGACACGGCGAAGACCGGCACTGCGGCGGCGGCGACTACCATTCCGCTGTTCGTTGCTCCGGCTGGCTCCACGTTCTACGAGTGCGTGCTGGACGTCACGACGCCCTTCGACAACACCACGACGAATATCCGCGTGGGTATTCCGACGTCGACGGGCATCCTCTACGCTGCGACCACTGCTAACACGGCCGGTCGCCGCGCCTACGCTGGTACGGGCGCCCAGGTTTCGGCCAATGCCATTGCGCTGACGGCTGATACCACGGTGCAGGCTATCGTGTCCATCGACACGTCGGCGGTCACGGCTGGCTCCGTTATCGTCCACGTTGTGATTGGCTAACAAGGTTTGGCAGGCTCTGCTTCGGCAGGGTCTGCCTTCCTTGCCATAGGAGCATCGCATGCCCGCCACAAAGTCCATCCGCCTCATTACCTTCCAAGTGTCGACTTCGGCGACCACGACCAGCCCCGCTATCGACGTTGACTACCGTTTCGACGGTACGCCGACCCGCACCTTCTTCGTCCAGAAGAGCGCCGCTGCCGGCCCGTCCGTCTTCCTCGAAGCCGCGCCAACCACTGCTGGCCCGTGGATCGCCTTCGCCGAGGTGACCGCCGCTGTGACCCAGGCTATCGTGCCCTTCGAACTCGACATTCCTTACGTTCGCACCTCCTATGCTGGCGGTGGCCCGCTTGTCACCATCTACGGGGTGGTGTAACGGAAAGTAACG